TTAGATTATTGTAATGTCGGCTTTGCTTGGTGAAAACTTAACCGCTTCGTAGACTGCCCAGAGTAGGGCAAAGACAGTGTCGTCGTGTTTGCCTTGCCCCGCCTTAAATTTGCCGTTAGTGCGCTCTAATGCGAGCAATTCTTCTATCAGCAAGTCATGGCGGGGAATGATAATCTTGCCTTGCTCAAAAGCCAAGATTAAGATTGGAAAAGCAGCCAGTTGGGCTTCCCTCGTAGCATGCTGTAATTTGGCGGGCAACCCACGCTGCTTACACCAAGCATAGAGGTCATAAGCCTGATAAGTTTCCAGCACGACCGAAGTTAGCGAATATCGGTTGGCGACTTGCATTAGCCACGCTTTAATTTCTTCAGCTACACCTGTCGGAAACACCTGCAAATCAATTACAATCAACCTTTCTTGCCCGCTTTCGGTCAAGCAGTTAGCGACGACACAACCTACCGTGCGGTCGCCGTGCTTGCTCATAGGCAGGGCTCGGTCTATAGCAGCAGTAAACAGGAAGCCCACAACCTTATCGCCCAAAACTTCTTCGAGCTGCTCAATAGGCAACGGCACGGGATAGTCTCTAACCGTCGCTTCAACAACTTCGGGTCTAAACACTTTTTCGCCCGCAACGCCCCATTCGTTAAGGTGATACTGCCTAAAAAGAAAATCGGGCATTTGCTTGCGCCTTTCCTCAAGCCACTCCTTCGTAATGAATGGGTGCTCGTTGTAAATCTCAGCGCCGTGATAAACGAAGCGTAACCGCTCTTTCTCTGCTTCTCCGTTAACATGCTTTAGATAGAGCCTGTGCAGCAAATGCCCGTGCTCCGAAGCGGTTGAAGTAATCAACACCTTAGCGTATTCTTTCTCAGTTTGGCTCATAGCGATTTGCACAACTTCTTCGTCTTCAATCAGCGCCAATTCGTCTATGATTAGCAAGTCAGTAGCAATTCCCGCAACCGCTTCAACAGTGCACGGCACAGCCTTAATGACGCTACCGTTGCGAAACTCAACTTTATTCTGTGCAAGCGTAGCAACTTCGGCAGCAACTTGGTCGCTAACCCGACAGAATTGGCGCACATACTTGAATGTCACGCTACTTGCGTGCTTCTCGGAAGTGCTCAAAACGACGACGGTTGCGCCCATTCGTGTCAGCGCCCAATAGACCGCCACAATTGCGCTGAAAAGCGACTTACCGACCCGCTTAGGCACACAAATGACTACGGTTTTCCAGCGCGGGTCTTCAACTTCACGCAGCCAGCGCCGCTGATATGGTGTCAGCCTAACCCGTTGCTTGCGGTTATTCTCAAACACAAACAAACAATCTTCGGCGAAATCGGCTATGGAGCGGTAGCGGGAAAAGTCAATGGCGGGGGCTTCAATCTTGACCGAGCGCTTAGCAGCCAAACCCAATCACCTCCCTACCTCGTCGCCGCCGCTACCTTCTTCGTCAGAAGACACAGCGCCCATTTTCTCAACCTTAATGTTACCGAATTGAAGGAATTTAAGTGGCGACGGGGCTAACAAAGCGATAGCCGCTATAGTCGCTGACAACGCCACGCCGTCAACCCCTTTCCAAAGCGCAAGCGCTTCCAGCCCGACGATAGCAGTAATTGCATAAATTAGCACAAATAATTTCGCCCGCTCACTCATTCGCTAATCACCAATCTCACTTGGGCAAGTGTGGATGGTGATTAGCATGTTGAAGAAGTTGCGGGAATTAGTGCAAAAGTGGCTTTACAGAGACGCAGCAGGGGAAGTCTACTTCGTTGAAACCGACACACCTAAAAGCCCACTTACAGACATTATCCGCAATCCTATCGTGCGGGCTGCCTTAAGCCGAATTAGCAATTCCGCCGCTTCAGTGCCATTGTTGGTCTACAACGGCGAATTTGAATTGAGCGAAGACGACCCAAACTTCGGGCACTTAGCGAAATCAGTCGCCGTCGGGCTTAACAACAACGACTTTACCGCCACGACCGTAACCGACCTAATCGTCTTCGGAAACTCCTACTGGCTTATCCGCAAAGTCGGTCGACGATTTTTGGGGCTTGACTACATCCATCCGAGCAACATTAGTTTCAGCCTTGACGGGAAAGAAGCCCAACTCATGACTGCCGACCGAGTTGTGACCGTTTCGGTAGACGATATCGCGCACTTCAAATTGCCCGACCCGACCGACCCTAAAGCCTTAGGCTTATCGCTTCTTTACTCCATTCAAAACGCTGTCACGCTTATCAACGAATGCGACCGCCTGTTAGCCGAGTATCTCTTTCACGGCGCACAACCCTTAACCATTCTAATCACTAAGTCTTCATTACCCGAAGCGACGAAACAACGCATTATTGAGCGCATTCAAAGTAGGCACGGGCGGGGGCAAAGGTTTAAGTGGCTTTTGCTTGAAGGCTCTGACTATGACACGAAGACGATAGACACTTCCTTTAAGGCGGGCGACTTGGTTGAAATGCGCCGCATCCTGCGAGAAGAAATCTTAGCCTGTCTCAATGTGCCACCCGCTGTCGTCGGGATTTATGAGTATGCTAACTATGCCAACGCAAGGGAGCAAACAAAAATTTTCTGGCGGGAAACCATAATCCCGCTACTTAGATTAACTGAGGAAACCCTTAACACTCAATTCTTCCCGAAGGTCAACCCGCAACTTTGGTGCGCCTACGACCTTAGTCAAGTTGAAGCGCTCAAAGAAAACATTGCCGAAGTCGCTAATTCGCTCGGCAATCTTGTTGACAGAGGCATTATCACCATTAACGAAGCCCGTGAAGTGTTAGGTTTCCAAGACCCGCTGCCGTGGGGCGATAGTTGGTGGGGCAACCTCAATATCGTGCCTATCGCACAGCAAAAGCCACAACAAACCAAATCGGGCGACGAATTGATTGTCGTCACCAAGCGAATTCCCCGCACTTACAAAGAAATGTGGCTCAAATTCTTGCGGTTGCACGATAGATATGAGCGCCATGTGCGTGAAGCCGTCAAGGATTACGCTCAATCGTTGCGCCGACGCCTTAAATCCGACCTTAACGCCTACTTCCGCAAAGACATAACTGACTTTCTCTTTAACCTTGAAGAAGAAGCAGAGGAATTGGCGAAAGTTTTGTTGCCCGCCTTAGAGGATATTCTCCGAGACACGCCTAAAGCCTTTGAAGTTGAAGTAGACCCGATAATCTATAACGCCAAAGTTAAGGCTCGGCTAATGACCTTCAAGCGCCGAATTCGCTGGATTACCGAGACGACTTGGGAGCAACTTAGGCAAAAACTTGGCGACGCTCTGGCTGAAGGTGGCGGTTGGAGCGACCTAATCGGGGCGGTTGAAGAAGTTTTGGGCGACCTTGAAACTTGGCGTGCCGAGAGAATTGCCCGCACTGAGACGACTGCAGCGCTTAACATGGGCTATGAGGAAAGCCTTCGTGCTGTAGGCGTTAAACGCAAAATGTGGGTTACCGCCCACGATGAAAGGGTTAGAGAGAGCCACCAACAAATGGAAGGCGTCGTCGTTGATTTAGACGACTACTTCGTGCTGCCTTCGGGCGCAAGGCTTCGGTTTCCCTGCGACCCGGAAGGTCAACCCGAAGAAGTTATCAATTGCAGGTGCACAATCGTGCCCGTAGACTAGGCTTGTTGATTTGGTTGGGCGACGACGAAGTGCGAATGGTGGGGGCGACGCAGTGTTGACGACGCTTAAGCCCAAAGTGGCTGGCGTCGGAAGCGGGTGCAACTCCCGCCGCCTCCACCTTGTGCAAGTGTGAATGGTGGGTAGGCATGAAAGACATGCTCTATTTGGTCACAAGGCAAATTGAAACCGATAGCGGGGAAATCTACTCGGGCGTAGCAACAACGGCAGTTAAAGACAGGCTCAACGAAATCGTCAACCCGAAGGGCTGCATTAACCTTAATGACTACCTTGCTAACCCTGTGCTCCTTTGGCAACACGACCCTAACCGCCCGATAGGCAAAGTCGTCAACATTGAAATCTCCGACGACGCCATTAAGGTTGACTTCGTTTTCGCTTCCACGCAGTTTGCGCAAGAAATTAAGCAACTCGTTGACGAAGGCATTGTTAGAGGTCTTAGCATTGGCTTCATTCCGAGACGGGTTGAAGGTAACACATATGAGGAATGGGAGTGGATTGAAACCTCGGTTGTGACACTCCCAGCAAATCCGCAAGCATTAATTCAAAAGGAGAGTGATAGCCACATGGAGTTAGTGAAGAAAGGCATTGTGCCTGACAATGACGCAGAATTTCCGCTCTATGAGGATTTTGAGCGGGAGTGGGATGCGGATGAAAGCGAGAAAAGGTGGCGCAAGTATGTTGGCGTTGAAACTAACGAGGATTTGCAAGACAAGGAAAAGCAGCGCCGCTACGCAAAGCGATTTTTCTGGGCTGACGACGAAGCATTAGACAACTTCGGCGCTTACAAACTCCCGCATGTTGATATTGTAGACGGGAAGCCTTACGCGATTTGGCGTGGCGTCGTGGCTGCTATGGCTGCGTTGCTTGGCGCACGAGGCGGTGTTGACATTCCCGAAGCGGATAGAGAAAAAGTCTATCGGGCGATTGCCAAGTATTACAAGAAGGCGGATAAAGAGCCACCTGAGTTTCGGTCTTACACGCCTGAGGAATTGGAGTGGCTTGAAGCGTGTGGGTGGGAAAACCCGCTAAGTTACATTCGCAAGTCGCTTGAGCAATTGCGCCGAGAGTTAGAAAGGGCGCTTTGCAAGTGAATTAGGAGGTGCTTAACGCATGAAAGAAGTGCTTCAGGAAGTTGAAAAGACGCTTAGTGTCGTTTCTAACATTGCAGACAAAGTTGCAGCGACCGAGCGCTTAGTTAAGGCGCTTGAAGAGCGTGTCGCCAATGTTGAAGAAGTTTTATCTAAAGGTGTCGTCGGGCGTGCCCGCATTGAGGTTGAAGGTAAGACCGCACAGGAAAAGTTTGAAAACTTCTTGCTTATGCGGGCGACCGACGAGCAAACTGCTAAGTGGCAAGACCTTGCCGACGCCTACACTGTCTTTGCTTCAATCCGCAGGTTGCGCCACTTGCCCACTGAGGGTTGGTTGGAGCGCCGATTTGTTGAAATCACTAAGGCAGTCACTGGCAGCGACCTTGTTAACTACATTCCCACCACATTCTCTAACCGGGTGTTGCAACTCATTAGGTTGCAGCCGAGCCTTGCCCAAATTTTGCCCCAAGTTGACATGCCGAGCCAAACCTACAAAATCCCTCTGTCTATCAGCGGGATTAGCGTCGTCTATGTTGCGCCTGCGACTTCAATCACTCTCAGCAACGCTTCGGCGCAAGGATTGACGCTTGACGCTAAGAAGTTAGCTGCGGGCGTTGAAGTCGCCGACGAAGTTACCGAGGATAGCATTGTAGCGATTATGCCCGAGTTTCAGGCAGCGTTGGCGCAAGCCTTTGCTGAGGCACTGGAAAACGCTATCCTGAAAGGCGACACTTCCAGCGACGACCCGCTGCTTAAGGTTTGGGATGGGATTTTGAAGGGCGCACACTCTATTGACATTGGCACTTTCGCTGCCAATCACATTCAGCAAGCGTGCGCTGCTATGGGCAAGTTGGGCGTCAACCCTAACGAAGTCGTTGTCGTCGTTAACCCCGCTAAGTTTGCTGAAATAGTCGGTTGGGATGAGGTTAGCACAGTTGACAAGTATGGCGCTCAGGCGACTATCCTGACTGGCGAATTGGCTAAGGTTTACGGGAAGCCTGTCGTCGTCAGCGCCTTCGTGCCCGCTTCCGTGCACGCCTTAGTCTTCAACCGCCGAGCATTTCTGTTGGGTGTCAGGCGTGGGTTGCGTGTTGAAACCCAGCGGGATATTGTCAAGCAGACCGACATTTTGGTGACTACAATGCGGGCTGACTTCATTGGCGTGCCCTACGACGAGCACTCTGCAGTGAAGTTGGTCTGAAACTAAGGTAGACAGCGCAGGGGCGGGGGTCTAACCGCTCCCCGCCTCTGCTTTTTATTTTGCGAAATCTAAGCCAGCCAACCTTACCCTGCCCGCCCCACTGCGTTATCCCGCCTCGGTCGGCGCGGATAGGCGAATTCACTTCGTTGCCCCGCCACATCGAATTTATTTGAATAAATTCAATCCCGAGCCCGACTTTATCTACGGGGCACACCCAACCCTCAAAACTTCAGTGACTAAAAGTCTCTTTAAGGTTAAAGTCTTTGTCATGACAAAGACCTCGCGATTTGGGAAAAAGTTGGTAACTCAAATTATCTATTTTTGCCACACACCACATAGGGTTGTATATTACAAAATCCGCCAAAATGCGGGCAAAATCGCCCAAAATAGCGTCAAAATCGGGTGGGGTTTCGCTTCAGAAATCTACAACCTTACCTACTTCGTAAAAAGTGATATGGAAACTCAATTTGGATGACAAAGCATGTTTTTGGCAAGGCGTTATGTAAATTTTTTGTGGGGGCACAACCTTAGCTTGCTCTAACCTTCTGAGAATTTCCGAGTAGTAGCAAGTGTGCATGGTGAAGCTGAATGAGCATCAAAACCTACTTCAAGTATCTTGTTAGCAAAGTGACGGGCAATAAAGAAGAAGTGCTCAAATCCGTCGCCGAGTTAGTCTTCAAGGGCTCAATCAAGCAAGCCATGCTGCTTGACTTCAACCTATATGCGGTTAGCGCCAAAGTGCACATTCTTAACAGCGTCATAGCAAAGAAGCCTTTCCCGCCAGCGGGCGTCAAGCATTTGCTTACTACATGGGGGCACACCTTCTTTTGCTTCTACTCTGTCAACAACGCCGTCAAGTTACCTGATGAAACCTTCATTATCTTAGCCCGCCAATTTTTCATTTCCAACGCCATTCAAGTCAATGTCTATTTGTGCGTAGCACCAAAGGAAGTCTATCAGGCATTCAAGTCAGAAGTTAGCGATGGGTTTGACGAATTTGAAGACTTGGCTGAAAAACTTAAGCGTGAGGTGAAGCCGCAATGAATGCCGCAGCCCAAACGCAAGTGCTCAGCCTAATAGAAGCGCAATGGGGCTCGGAGACGAAAGACCGAGCGTTAGCATTGCTTGGCGCTGCCGAGCGGATTTGGGAGCGCCTAACTGGGGTGCCGCTCGAAGCCCGCAATATAACTGAAATTGTCACTTTCAGCAATGGGCGGGGCATAACTTCTACCCATCCAGTTAATGAAGTTAGCAGCATAACTGCTTTACCCGAAGGCGTCGCCCTTGAAATTCTAAAGGTGCAACCTTTCGGGCTCATAATCTTAGCCTATCCTTATTGTGGTGAAGCCGTCGTGGGATACTCAGCGGGCTTTAACAGCACTATCCCCGACGATATTGCCTTAGCCCTTGCTCACCTTACTGTTTGGCTGCTTAACGCCGACATTGTTGACAGCATTCAATCTGAAGTGCGGGTAGACTTCAATCAACTTCCACCAGTAGCGAGGCAGGTGATTTCCACATGGCGAGGCTAAGCATTCGTGTGCCCGCCGTCGTTTGGCGCAAACGAATTGAAGAAAACGCTGACGGCACAGTTAGCGTGACCGAAGTTATGGCAGGCACAGTCGTGGGCTATCTCGTAACGCTGTCGGCGGGGAAGCAATCGCTAATGCATTCAGCATTTGGCACGATAGACGCCATTTACTTCGTCTTCGGCGACTTTACTTTCCAAACTGACGACATTCTCGAAATCAACTACAAGCGCTATCAAATCGCCAAGATTGAAGCCTACCCGACCTTTAGCAAACTCTTTTTGAGAGGTGAGGGTAGTGGCGCTTAAGGTTAGCGTTGATGTTAAAGGCGTCAACGAAACTGTTAGCAAATTAAAGCGGGGGCGTGACGAAATCCACAGCACATTCGCTAAGTTGGTCGCCCACACATCGGGAGAGGCAAAGAAACACGCTCCCGTTGACACGGGTAGGCTGCGGGCAAGTATCAACTTTGAAGTTTCAGGCTTAACTGGGCGGGTTTACACTAATGTTGACTATGCCAAGTATGTTGAATTTGGTCACAGGCGCATAATCGTGCCCGTTAATGCGAAAGCATTACGCTTCTACCTTCGTGGTGTTGGTTGGCTCTTTGCTAAGCGGGTTGAGCAAGGTCGGTCGGGCAAGTCAGCGACTTGGGAAAAGGTCGGCGACATTATCCGCAAGCCATTCATGAAGCCCGCTGCGGATTGGCTGCGAAATCAATTCGCTAAGTTAGCCGAAGCGTTTAAGCGGGGTGTTGCGCAATGAAGCAGTTAGCAGCGTTTGAAGTCGCACAGAAAGTCAGGGATTTGGTCTTCAATAGCGTCAGTGGCGGTCGCAAGGTTGACATTGGCGTGGGCTTACTCCGTGACGCCGACCTAACCCGCATTACCAAGCCTTTTATTTTGATTGCCCTCGTTAGCAGCGAATTAGTGCCCGAAAGCCACCAATATGTTTACCGAGAAACCGACAACATTGAAGTCTATGTTATTGCCCGCACGGTTGAAGACAAAAACAGCCTAACTATGGCAGTAGCCAACGCAGTTTTAAACGCTCCCACACCACCATACACACTGACAACGGGGCAACCTGTAGGGCTATATGTCGTCAGCGTTGATTATCTCATTGAAGAAGCTGTGCCCAACCTACATGTTGCCCGTGTTAACTTGCGGGCGGTCACTATGCTGCCGTAGCAAGTGTTAGGGGTGATAGCGAAATGAAAACTCATGCCTTAGACCTGTTTGCGTTTAAAGTAGAAAGCACAAAAGGGCAAGAGCCCTCTGGCGATTGGCAGCAAATTGGTAAAGTCAGTGGCGGCGAAATCAACATTAACGAGAATGTGCGCCGTGTTGAAGCAGTGGGCGGCGTCTTTTTCTATCACTCCATTGTTGAAGCCACAGTTAGCGCCGAATTCGCTGTCGTTGACAGCCACTTAGAGACCCTTGAGAGCCTAATGAAGAATGACATTTCCCTCAGCGTCGTTGCTGGGTCGCCAACCGACTATATCGTTAAGGCGTTGGGCTGCCTTGTAGACGAAGTTTCGCTGGAAGGTCGGGTCGGAGAGCCGTTGCGGGCGACCCTTTCCCTGCGTGCAATGAAGCCAAGCCTTATCAGCACAGCGCCCACAATTCAGCCCGTAAGTGGCAACATAGTTTTGTGGCATGACGCAGTAGTCAGCGTTGCGGGCAACAATTATCAGGTTAGCAGGTTTACCCTTCGTGTGCGCCGAAACCCACATGTTACCGCAGATTTCTCGGCTAAGGCTGCCAACGAAAAGCGGTTGCCCAACCTTAGCGCCTACGGCGTCGCCGAGTGTGAATTCACCTGCGAAATCTTTCTGCCATTCACACTAAGTTTCGCAGCCGACGCCCCAACACCCGTAGATATTACCATTTCTTTGCCCAACAACAAAACTTTAACCTTAAACGACTTCAATATCGCAACCCGCCGAGTGCCTGTTTCAGGCGGCTCGGATTTGTGGATTATGACGCTCACTTTGCAAGGTAGCGCCGACAACATTTCAATTGAGTAGTAGTGAAGGTGAGCCGACATGTTGACACGCTACGAGCGTGAAATACTTTACATTGCTGCCATGAAAGAAGGCGTAGACGAATTCTGCAAGCGTGTAGGCTTAAGGGAGCGTGATTTTTGGAAGTTGGTGAAGAATGGGATAGGCGTCGCCGAGCCTATAGTGAGAGAGCGCTGGCACGACATACTCAAAGTATTAGATTGCCGAGGTGACCAAAAATGACCGAGGAAGTTATGACCTTAGCGGGCAAATGGAGCGACGAAGACTTCAAGTTGCTCCGCTGGCGGGATTTAATTGAATTCTGTGAGCGCTATGGTGTGGGGCTTGAGAGCATTAACGAATTGCCACCCGCCAAGCGAATTGAAGCTGTGGCTTGGCTTGACTGGCGAATTCACACCCTAAAGACGAAAGAGCAAATCACTTTTGAAGAATGGCTTGAGCGCCCCGCATTAGGCTTCTTTCAGCAAGCGTAATCCGAAGAATTATGCCTCTCAATCCGAAACCTTCGGTTTGGGGTTGGGAGGCACTTCCGTCACTAAAATCTTTATCCTACTTGCCAAATATCGCATAGTCAACTCCATAGCCGACTTCCTTGACCTCAATTTCGCTCAGACCGAGTTAATTTTGCTTAATTTACGAGAATTGATTAAAGAAGCCGAAGGTTTCTTCTAACCGCAAGTGTGTTTGGTGAAACAACATGGCAGAAGCGACCGTAGAAATCCTAATCCGAGCGCAAGAAAATGTTTCACAGACGGTCAACGAGGTCAAACAGCAACTTGAAGGGCTTACCCAACACGCCCAAACAGTTTTTGGGCGGCTAACTCAATTCTTTCAGCAAAACGAGGAAGCCCTTATGTCGCTTGCTAAGATAGGCGCTGTCGTTTCGGGCACGCTTACCGCACTTACCGTCGCGGGCGCACGCCACGCTAATCAGTTGCGTGAAGAAGCACTCCAGATTGGCACTACGGTTGAAAAATACTCCGTCTACCGTGCCATGCTCCAAGACTTGGAAATCCGCGCCGAGTTAATTCCACTCTTTATTATGCGCATGCAGGTAGCCTTCCAGAATGCCGCCGCTGCGGTTGCCGAGAAAGGCAACAAAGTTAGCGAATTGACCGCTACACTGGCTGTGCTCGGTCAAACTATTCAATCTCAGACCAACGACCCGTTGGAGCAATTCGTAGCGTTGCTGAAAGAAATCGCCAAAATTCCCGACCAAGCCAAACAGGCGCAAATCCTATTTGAATTGTTTGGTCGCCGAGCCTATACTCTTTTGCCTATATTAAGGCAAGGCGCTCAGGAAATAGATAACCTTATCAACAAGTATCGCGAGTTGGGTGTAGTAGTTAGCGACGAAGTAGCAAATAAGATTGACGATATGAGCGACGCTTTCACCACATTAGGGGTGTCGATAAAAGCGCTATTAGCGGAAGGTCTTGCTAATGTTGCGCCGACGCTTGAAAAGATAGCCGAAGCAATTAACAAAGTAACCGCTGCTATAAAAGATTTCGGAGAGCAACACCCAACACTTTCTTCTTTCGTCAGCCACATTCTTTTGTTGCTCGCAGCGTTAGGAATGCTTGCTGCTACTTTAGGCGCTATAGGGGGCGCTTTGAAATGGCTTGGCGACGGGCTTAAGTTTTTGGCTTCAATCAAGATACTTGACTGGATTAAAAGTTTGGTTGGCGGATTGGGCGCACTTAGAAACGCTTTTGCTGCTATCGTCGGTGTTGTAAATCCCGTCATTTTGGCTATCGGCGCAATCGCTTTGGCTATCGGCGGGCTGATTAGAAAGATTGAAGACGCTACGGGCTCTATCAGCAAATTCCTTGCTAAGTTAATGACTGCTAAAGAAGCACGCAAGTATGTTGAAGAAACGGTAACTGATGTTGAATACACTGCCGAGCAACGGAAGAAAGACAAAGAGGCATTAGAGCGCTTCTATCGGGAGCGACCCCACCTACGCCAGTTAGAGCAAGAATATGCACTGAAGTATTACGGAAAGGTTGGGGCGCTTAAAGGCATGGAAGCGCCGATAATTGAGTTGCCTAAAGAGCAACAACAAACTGAGAAAGAGCGCAAAGATTGGGAGAAATGGCGTGAGCAAATACTTCAATCTCAACGCAATATTGAGCATCGCTGGAATGAATATCTTGACAGATTGGAGAAACAAAGGCAGGAATGGCTTGAATTCCAAAAGAAGCAAGCAGAGGAAATGCAAAGGAAATATAACGAGTTGGTTGAAAAGCAAAAAGAAGCTTACGAGCGGATTGCCCAAGCCGAAGAAAAAATGCGGCATCGCATGGCAGAAGCCTATGAGAGCGCCGCACGACTTGCAGCCAACTTAGCAGCCCGAGCGGGCGTTTATCATATCAAGTTTGGCGCTTTCGGTTACTTCGCTATCCCAGTCGTGCAAGAAGCCCAACCCGTAGCCTACACACCTTCCCGTGAAGAAATGACCTTAAGTTACACTGCTTACATTTACTTCTATGCCCAGCAAATTTGGCTCTCAATTCAAAACATTATCGTGCTGTTACAGCAAGCAGTTGGGCACTTAGCAGCTATCGCCCAAGCAACCGCCAAAGCGTCGAGCGTGGCAACTTTGAATGTCAATGTGCCATTCGGTTATGACCAAATCCGCAACGCTATCGCTGACGCAGTAAACGAGGCGCTTGGAAAGCAACTTGCACTTGAATTATTGCGAAACGCTTAGAGGTGATACTCAGTGCCCTATGTTGGGCTGTATTTCGACATGAAAGGCTACATTCTCGTTACGAGCGACAGTTGGGGCGACCAAGCAGGGCTATGTTTGCCAAACTTAGTGGGCGGTCAACCTTCGGGCACTGCCTACATTCCTTCACCAATTGGAGCACGCCGCTTGATTGTCAACGACAAAGACATTAGCAACCTACTTAACCGCCAACTTATCATTGATTGGGTTGAGCCACCTCAATTTACTTGGATAAACCGATCCGAAGGTTACCGCAGTTACCAATTTTTCAACCCGCTAATTCCTGTCAGGCTTTTCGGCAAAATGTTTTACGCCATAGCCTTTGAGCGTGGCAAAAAGCAACCTTTCAACATTGATTACTTCGTTTACCTTAAAATAATTTATCACAGCGACCAACTTGAAATCAGAGACGGCGATTTAACGAAAGTAAAGGTTGAGTTTATCTCAAAAACTTTCGAAGTCAACTTAGACGACGATATAGCAAGCCAACCCTTCGTTTACCCCTACTGGAATGATGGAAAGGTTATGCAGTTTTGGTTTGACTTGCGCTACTCCTTTAGTCGCTTCAATGAAGTCTACTTTGCCCCATTTGTAGCGGGCGACGACGCCGCTATGACCGACACAGTAATGCCCTTAGACAGCGATGACTTATCCAACCCGCCTGACAGAGGCGTTTGGTGCTTCAACCCATTCGTTATCCCGCTCTTTGAAGTTAAAAGCCGTTGGTTTGACCACTACATATCTCGTGTTGATAATCAATACTATGCTGTCTTGTCTAAAGCCACACCTGAGACCGAGACATATATAGAGCGGGCGGGCACAAACGCAGCGATAGCGAAATCGCAGTATCAGCATAATAACTTGACCGCTCAAGTTGCACCCTTAAAGTTTTACTATCCCGCCGAAATTGTCACGCTACAAAGCCCAAACAGAAACTTTACAGTTAGAGACATTCGCACGACAGTGCAAGACGCCGAAGATAGATTGAATGAAGTTTGGGATAAGCATTACTTCTGGAGCGGATTTAGGGCGTCTATCTTGCTACCGCTTGAAACGCCACCAACCTACTATATCGCTTGCGACGACTACGGTTTTCACGAAATCTTTTCCGTGCGCCCCGTGCCAGTCTTGCTTGGCTCGGCGCTAACCCATGGGTTGCTTCTAATAGCACACTATCACAAGCAGTGGGCTTTCGTGCCATTAGAAACTTTCAACTTTCACTTCCAACGCTTTAACGCCTACATAGACTATCAGAAAGACCAAGTTAAGTTTGAGAGTAAGGATTACATTTTATTGCAGACTTCCTACTATCAACAAGACTTTCCAAACCGTGGTAGCGGGGCATTTATCGTGTTAAATGGTAGGGTTGAAAAACTGTTTCCGATTAGCGTTAATCGTTACAACAACATAGGTTGGAGCAACACGAATTTCCCATTCCCGCCCTTGCGTGTGCCGAGAAATTCCGAGCCGACCCGCCCAGACATTCTTTCAACACTACCGCCACCTGTAATTGAAGACGGAGGTGAGGAAAAGAAGAAATGATACTTGACAGTCAGCAATTAAAGAAGTTGGGTTTCATGTTTTTGGAATATTCTCAAAGTTTACCTTCACAAAACCCGAGAGTTGTTAACTGGCAAGGCGGGATAGTTAACGATTTCGGCGTCGTCGTGCATCCGACTTTTAGCGTTTGGGTTACAGAGTTACCTAACGGTAGCGTGGGTTGTAGCGGGTTTGTGACTATAATGATTTACAACATTCAAACGCCCACCAAGAAATGGTGGCGTCGCACGGTCAAATATGAGATTTTCAACATTACCAACTTGCTGCCTATCGTGGCGGTCAACCGTAGCCAAGATTTCTGCCTAATTGTGGGCGAAAGAAAACACATAGTTTTAATTGCCGCTGGCGGGCAAATAACAGTTAGAGACACTCCTTACACGAAATTGTTGGAGGTGAAAGACGAATTCTATGGCTGACGAAAGGGATACTCGGTTTGCAGGCATTATCAACGATTACAATTCGCGGGTCTATGTCGTTAGCGACTTAATTGATGCACTATCAAGCGTAATCCCGACCGAGTTTGAGGATATTGAGACAGTCATTGAGCCGTCAAGAAACAATTACTACACCTACACCTTCTTTGTGCCTGTCAGGTTTGATTTCAGTCAAGCAAGCGAATTGATTGTGCAATATTTGAGCCCGACGCACGAAGGTTGGCATTTTGAGACTAAGTTTTTTGACCGCCAAGTCGGAGAAGCTGCTTGGGTTAACATAGTGGGCGAAGAATTTCAGGTCATTAAAGACTACAAAGTCATTCACAAATTCCCGCCAGTAAAGAAGCCAATCGGAGGTGGTCGTTGAAATGAGCGTTGAAATCACAATCAAAAAAGCGCCAGCGAGTTATTTCGGCGTGCCCGCCGCAACTTCACCTGTCGGCACGATTAGCGTCTTAGACGCTATGGATTTCCAAGAAAAGACCGTTGTGCCTATAGGCGGGCGTTACTTCGTCGTCGAGAAAATCACACCGCCCGAGGGTAGCGCAATTCAATTTACTGAAACAAAAGTTTTTATTGAGTTGCCAACTTACCTCGAAGATATTACCGACAAAATTAAGGCTGACATATTTTGCTACCCACTAATCTTGCGTGGGCAACGAGCGGCTTACCTTGAGGCGGGGCAAGTAGTGCAAGTTGAAGCAAGTGCGTGCTGCAACTTCAAAATTGTCAAAGCGCCCTACGCACAAGTCGCTTGGTGGGTTAACTTGGTAGAATTCTACGAGTTTAACCCGTCGGGAGGCCCGGCGATAGGCTTCCCAAACAGTTACATTCAAGTAACGCCGACCAAAGCGCCTGCAGGCGGCGATTTTTACGACATAACCGCTACGATATTCCCGATTACGCCCGACCCACGCTCTAACCCAATCTTAGTCTTAAAGTTGCAGCAAGGCAAAGAAGTCAAGCAATACTTCTTCACTAACTACTTCATGCCTGTGTCACCTGAATTCAAAGTTTCGTTAACTGGGCGGGCGGCGTTTCAAGTATTTCGCTACCTCTTTACGCAACAACTCAATTTAGGTTTTACAGGTTACATCCTAACCGACGGCTGGAATGGTCTTCAATGGCTGCAAGTGCCGCCCTATCCCACTAAGTCAACGAAAGCGCCCTTCATTTTCCGTAAAGCAATATCTCTAACCCAGCCAACTTATGTCACTTCGGGTAACTTAACTGATTTACAAGGCGTAACACAATTGCAGTGGGGTTGGCGGGATTGCTCGTTTACGAGTTATAGCCCAGTAGAATTGGGGGATATTGTTGTTGTGCAGGTTAGTGTTGACGGAAACGATTTTCAATGGCTTTACAAGGTTATCAGTGTTGACCAAAGAGTGCGGGGCAACGAAACGGTCTACGAAGTCAAAGCGACACACCCAATCTATATGCCAGGTAGCATTGTGCGTCAATCTTTCCGCCCGCATCTGCTTACGACGGATTTGTTTGTGACAGTTATAAAATCCTTGGCACATTATCCTAAAAACATTATGCTTGACCCCACTTACCAGGGGAAATGGCTCTTTGATAAAGAGCAACGCACTTTCAACACGCTACACGAAGCTTTAGATTATCTAATGCAGCACTTAAGCCCAAGACCGACTTTGCTCGTAGACAGTAACGGAAACATTTCTATCGTGCCTGCTTCTAACCTTAGCCCCGCTTCGCTACCTAATGCTATTGCAATTCAAATTACGACAAGCAAAAATGAAAGCACCAACACGGTTAGGGTTTCACCCACGGGGGTCTTCAAATCAAGCTTAACAACATCTCGAGGCGTTTATGTGTCGACAACCTACCCGATAGATTATCGACGGGAATATCATTTCGCAGGTTTTTGGTTTTATCAGGTGGGCACGCCTGTGCGAAACATCAACAATCAAATCGAGTGGGTCGAAGATGTTAATTGGCGTGCTGACGCAGCAGGTGAAATCTTTACTACGCTCAAAGTTGTGAAATACGCATAAATCAAGTGCGAATGGTGAAATGCAATGGGCTGGGATGACTTGATTAGGTTGCTGCGCCGAAGCAGGCAGAGTGAAAACATTACTAACCCGCCTTACAGCCCGCCAACGCAAATTCAGCGTGGGCAAAAAGCAGTAGATATTGCCCGCCTAACTGATAACATTTTCGTCAAAATCCGCATGGCTGTGCTTGAAACTTTAAGTGTCTCCGATAGCGCTTACTACTATCTTTCTAAACTCCAACAAAGCGTAGGCGATACAATCAGTGTAAGCGATTTAGTTGATTATCTAATACACGAATATGTGCGCCGAAACGCTACGGATAATCTGTCGCTCAGTGAAGTAGTTAACTATGTCTTAAGCAGCATAGGGCGCATAACTAGCGCAGCAAGCGATAGTTTGACGCTAAGTGAAATACTTAAAGCTTTGCGGAAGGATTTCGCTCCGAGCGATACATTGAGTTTAAGCGAAAGCGTTGCCTACCAGTTGACTACGGCTTCGGGTTACTACATTCCAAATTCTTACTCCGTTTATAACCACAACTTGCAGCTACTTAGCGCCAACTTGTCGGTTTGGTGGGATAACAATACTTCAACGAGTTATTCACTTTTCTACACACCGCCCGCACCAAACAACCCGAGGTTTGCTTTCCTTTACTTTAACTCGCAAATTAGTTTGCCACGCAGTATTAGTATTTATGTTTCGGGCTACACGAGCGGGAAGACACTTTATATTCAATCTTACAACTTCGGCAACCCAATTTCGTCTACTACATTAACGCCAAACACTACAGGTTGGTTTACAGTTACCATACCTATCGGTGCTGATAATTACTTTGACGAATTAAAATTATATGTTGACAGCAACTCGCTTGGGTTTATAACAGTAGGAGAGTTTCAAGTGCTTCAAAGTTAACGCAAGTGTGTTGGGGTGATTGCACATGACTGAGACGAAAGACTTCGTAAAAATCGTCGGGATTGTTGAAGTGACGCTCAAAGACGCTGCGACAGGCGAAATCATCCATAGAGAGCAGGGCTACAACACTATAGTTGCACAAGGTAAGGCTTATATGCGCAGAAATATTATCCAGCACAGCACGCAGTATAACGGAAACTATCTTTGTTTGTCGGGGTCAAGCAGCACACCAAGCGATGGCGAAACTTCTGTGCCGAGCTTGATTACGCCCGTAAAAACCGCTACGAAGTCTATCGTAACCGAAGGCGGGGCGGAATACATGCGTTGGGAAGCGACTTGGGCAACGTCTGAAGCAAACACAACGATTTACAGCGTAGCGATTGCGGAAAATTCTGATGGCACGGGCGAGTGGGCTCGCTATGTGTTTTCAAACGCAATTAACAAAACGAGCACACAAGAATTGACTATCACTTACTCCATCTTGCTACAGTGAGAGAAATTCAGTAAGTTTCATTTTTAAGCGCTTAAAATGGGCGTCAAAGTCGTCAATCATGAAGCGCAATTCGTCAACTTCGTAGCCTTCCATGATTTTGATTGCTATTTCGCGCTCGGCGTCGGGCAACTTGGCGATAAAGTCACGCAACTCAACTTGATTGATAGGGAAGTCTTCTGTGCCGAAGATAGCTAAATTTTTAGCGTCTGCGTCGTCGTCGTTGCTTGCGGGCTCAATGTCGCTATCTTCGTCGCCTAACAGACTTAATGGAATTTTTTCCAGCCGACATTGATTTGCGACATTAGCGAATGCTAAGTTGCGAATTAGCGTTAGAATGCTACCCTTAACATGTTTGCGGATAAATGAGAAATAATTGTTGCTTTGTTTTAAATTGCGTAGGGCAAAGACGATGCCTTCTAGGCATGCAATTTCTAAGTCTTCACGCACGATATTAGTGAATTGCTGATTAACTTTGCGCTCATAGTAATCTATGAGAGCACGATTAATTGGGCGCATTAATTGCTCAATCTTAGCATAAGCAGTGTCAAAATCTAATTCGCCACGAAAATAGGCTTCGCAGACGCTATTAACTTGAAGTCTAACTTCGTCAGTTTTAGCACAACGCCGCACTTTAGATTTCATTTTCGTTGCCCTCCCATTTGCTCGATAAGGTTACCTTGTAAGTTATGTCGCAAGTTAGAAACTCGTTTTTTGCTTTAATTTCAGCACAAACTTCGGGCGGGTGTAGTTTTTTGAAGATTTTGCTTATGTAATGCTGAAATTGCTCGTAGTTAAAATGTCTTGCGAGCGGGATGTCAGGGCGACGAAACTTTTGAGGGATATAAATTGGGTAGACTGTCAAGCGTTTAGGGATATAGTTTTTGTTGTAGTCTCCAGATTTATGAATTTGCACAACAAAAGCAGCAGTCGGAGCAACAAACTTGTCTAAGTAAGCTGCTAAAGTTGAAGTAATCCAGCAATTCTTTGTTGTGCATACTTCACAGGTAGTTTCAAAAAGAATGACTATGTGGCGACAGTGCGGGCATGCAACAACTTGGTCTATGTCGACAATCTTCAAATCACTCAAATCCGTGCCAACAAATAAGAATCGAAAGGTTGCGTCAGTAACATTTTCTCGCTCCAATCGCCGTTTTTGGTCGATTTGTAAATCATGCAGCGATTTGTAACCTTTCGCTTCTCGCAATCGCATTCGCTCCGACAAACGCTTACCATAACAACACTACCTTTACTTAAGTTTCAACATTATCTCTCTCGAGCCACACTTTTTGCAAATGAGACCCTTATCTATGATGTGCTTACTTGAAAGCCAAATCTCTTTCTTGCAACTCCCGCACCAAATTATAGCACCGAATTTTCGGCTTGTAAAGGTCTTCTTCTTTCTCATTGCCGCTCTCCTGTTAAAGATTTTAATACGCAATCAAGTAAAACTCGTTGAATAGCAACACTTGATTTTGCAAACTAACATACAGCGCCCCCGAAGTGCTTTTTGCCCAAACACGCAAAATTTTGATTTCGTTGCTATCGTTTTCAAAAATGAGCAAATGCCAACTATCTGCAAGAATTGAGGAAAGGTCTATCATCTCGCCAGTCGTGATTTCTGGGTTAGTGACGAATCGCTCAGAGATTAGGATTAAGCTAACTGCTGCGGAAGTCAAGTTGGCTGTGCGTTTAACCGCAACAAGCAGCTTTTGACGGGGCGCAATATAAAAGTCTTTAACAACAGCCAAGTTAGGGTTTTTGGGCATGAGTTTATAAGTCGCAGGGTTGGGCAAAAGAGAAAGCGGCGGCACTTCTGTTTCTTCAGATTGAATTATCCCGCCCGCCTGAAATTCTTGCTCTTTAATTACCGTGTCGCCCACCTTCTTGTTGACAAAACGCACCTTAGGCGTGTCATAACCGAAAGCGTCGCTAAAGTTGTAGGGCTCAACCCAAGTGCCATATAACTCACAATCTAAATAATCGGTCAAAATTAAACCGCCTCTTTCTATCCAGTCGAAGCGGTTTCTAAGCGTAGCGCTATAGCCCAATGCCGAGTAATTGTAAAACTTGCAATTTCGGAAAATGTTGCGGTTAAGAGGGGGTGTAGCGAGGTTTTGAAACACATGCAACCCATAAATTGTGCTGCCTTCAACAATGTGATAAACACCTTGTCGGGGGCAAAAGTTGAAGATTGTGCAGTTTTTAATGTTAACTTTGTTTGACAAGTTGCCAAAAAGATACCAATCCCAGATATGTGCGTTTTCTATTGCTATGTTGCCCGACGAGCCGAAAATACCCATTGAAGTGCACAGCACGCCACCGACATGTCGCATATGGTTGTTGCTTGCTTGCAAATAAGTGCCACAATGATAATAAACAGTCGGATAAGTCACTCCTACTAGAAAATAGAAAGCGTTGGTGCTAATGTGTTGTGGAAGTAATGTTGTGTAGGAAATGTTGTCATCGTGAATGTTAGCACGCAGTAAAAAGTATCCAGCCGCCGTGCTCGGAGCATACAACCAGACCCACCTAAACCCTGACACAGTCAGGTAATCCGACGACCCCGCATTTGTAAACACATAATAACTTGTTGAGTTGTTGACATAATGAAGTGTAATCGGTCTGTTAACTTTGGCGACCCATGCGCCCGCTGGGTAAGCGTGAGGTAAAGAAGCGCTCAAAGTTAAAGTATTTCCGCTAACTGCGGTCACTTGGGCAAGAAAAGGATTGATGATCATGACTGAAGTTTGCGCCTCAGCCGAAGGTAGGCGGGGCAACATTACCCAATCCCCAACTTCCCAATTTAAGTTTTCGCTGACAGTGATTTGCGTCGCCCCGCTACTTGCTGGCGAAGCAAGGGTCGTGACAAACCGATAGTAGCCCGCCTGACTATCATAAGGCACATTTGGCGACCCAACAAAGCTAACTTGTGCCCCGTTATCGTGAAGAAACATGTGATAGCCCGCCGTAGTCTTCATTATGGTAACTTTAACGGGCATAGGGTCGCTCGGAGTGCCCACAAAAAGTTTCCCAGTGCCACGAATTCGGATATAGCCCCTAAATCTAAGCCTTAAGGGTTGCGTGGCGGAAGTGTCAAATTGAAGCGTGCCGTAAATGTCAATGTCTAATGAGTTGCCCGCCGTGCCCAATTCTACTTCGTTGCTGCTACCTTCAACTATGTCGTAAGTGACTGTATGCCCCGACGAAATCACAACTTGGTCGCCCGCTGCGGGCAATCGGTTTAAATTCCAAACAGTCGGGTCGCTCCAGTTTCCGCTTCTAACTGAGGTTAAGATCGCCACTATCGGTCACCTCCTCGGGTGGCGTTGCGAGTTAAGGTTTCAACTTCGTCTTGGCTCGGCTCGTGGTCAAACCCGACACGCATTAGCAGTTGCCCGTCTTCGTCATAAACTTCAACAACGAAGTAGTCGCCTTCTTTTTCAGTTACAATTCGCATTACCTATCACTCCAGTTTCACTTGACCGCCCGAGATTGAATTTATTCAAATAAATTCAATACAGTCACCTCCCCACTCAAAATGGAAAGTCTTCTAAGTAGTCTCGCTTGTCGTCTTGACTATCGCTACCGTCGTCGTCGCTGTTACTTTCGAGTAATGAAGGTGAAGGCGTGGGCTCATTACTGTTTTTGGGCTCAATATTAAGACTGACATTGTAACAGACATAGCCGTGCCCCGTGCGCTCCAACCGGTAGTTTGTGTGCTTTAAGTATTCCCTAAAATCTAACTCTCTTACGGGCTTAACTTCGTTTTTCCTACACCAAGTTTTATAAGCTTCATACATTTCCTTTACTAAGATGGAAGACGAAGGGTTGTCAACGACGCAAGTTTGCAGGAAAGCGCCGACTGAGTTAGCCCGTAAGCGAATTTCGTCAGTTTCCTCACGCACAGCAGGCGGCAATTCGTGAATGAAGTTTTCCTGTGCGGCTATTTTGTAATAATGACGGAAGGCTTGGATTACGGCTTGCGTGTTTGCCATTAGAGCTTCAACAACGGCGGGATTGCGTTTTTTAACCCACTCGGTCTCGTAGGGAATGTCGGCGAAGCGATAGGGAAACTTAATGACCACGAATCGGTCTTCCAGGGCTTGGCTCTGTTGGTCAAACTTTTTTGGCAAGTGATTAGTTAAAATGAGAAGAATGAAGCTTATGGGCATATCTTCGGGGTCTCTGTAGTAGCGTTTTGCGACGATAGACCATGCACCCGTAACCGCTTTGAAGATGTCTAAATTCCAGTTTTTGTCGGGAGTCTCGTCAATGTAGGCAATCGCACAACCCCTCAGTTTGTAAAGAGAAGCAAGGTTTAGTGTTTCTCCCGTTTTTATGATTGCTGCAGTATTAGTTTGCTGCACGAGGTCACCTAACGCAGCTTTAATTATGTCAACTACACTATTTTTACCATTTTGCCCGCCACCGACAAAAATAATCGCCTTACGGTAGATATTTCGTTGGGTTGCCAACACTGTGCTGACTACTTTCAAGAAATATTCTGCGTTTTCTCTTCCGCCCATGACTTGCGCGAGATAATCAACAAATGGCGACATGCTTGCATTTTCGTCAACAACGGAAGGAAGTGTCTTAGTAGCATAAAATTCACGCTGCGTAATGAAGAAATCTGTGTTGGGAATGAAGTATGTTTCGCCTGTATCAAACCAAAGTAGACAGCCATTTTTGTGGAAGGTTATGCGAAGTAGTTTATAGTCTTGAAACTCGGTGGGAATGTAATCTTTCGGAATGTAGGGGAAATCGTGCGTGACTTTTAATTCGCTGCGGATAACAGTCATTAGTGTCTGTTTAATGAAGGTTTGATTGAGTAGGCGGTTAAGGCTTGCCATGTAGTTTTTTGGAATTGTGCCATTGTTGTGCATTTTTATGATTTCCTTGAATTCGTCGTGCACCTGTCTAACCGCTTCGTTTACGAAAACTAAAATGTCGCTTTCGTTGGTTTCAATCCACTCCAATCTCTCATAGTCAAACCTAAACCAAGACAGGTAGCGTATGTTGTAACAGAAGTTAGGTTGGAGCAACGCAGCGACCTTTTTGCCTAAAGCGTCGTAATCTTGCAAGTATTCTGTAAAGTCAGCCGACATTCTAACGCCAAACAAGGCTCGGATTATAGTTTGAATAATTTCTTCTGGCACGCCCGCCGCAAGGGCTTCCTGTCGGAAGGTTGATATTCCAGCGCAACGCTGATTTCCCGTAAGAGGTAACTTAAACTCATATTCTACTGTGTATAACCTATGAGAAATTTCTTCATCGCTTGCTAACTCACAAATAGTCTGGATGATTTCACGGGCTTCTGGAAGGGTTAAGGCAGCACGACGCATAACCCCAGAAAGTGTATAACACAAATTTTGCCTATGACCTTTCCGCCAATAAGGTGTGAGAGACTTGACGACGATTTCTTTAATGCTGGAAGGTGTTGGGGCGGTAGAAAACACGACTTGGGTTTGAGTTTGGGTTTGTGCCCTGGATGTGTCTTTGAGCCAAAAGTAAAACCAAGCGGGGAGTTGGGCGTTGCGGGTTGAAGCATCAAATGGGCGGATAAACTCATATCGCCTAATAACGCCATTAGCGACGCCAGAAACCGAAGGTGGGGCGACAACGTAGGAATGATGGCATCTAATTTCAAAGCCTTCGTAACCGCCAACGTTTTCTAAGTAAGATTTGCCACCTAAGATTTTAACGATTTCGGCGTCATAAGCACACCAAATGTGGTAGCCACGGAAGGTGCGCACGATTACATTATCGGGAAAGGCGATTTGCAGAATTTCTTCAATGTTTTCCTCGCTGGCGTGGAAGCCTATATCTTGGAGGAAGCGAATTAAAGTTTCTGTGTTGTCAAAGTCTAACGCCATTAAGTTAGAGACTTGACCGAGTAATATAGCAATCCCCGAAGCAATTGGAGCGTAAGTTTCAATCATTCGCTCGACGATTTCGTCATTAATCCGTTGCTCGTAGAATACTTGGTAGGAATTCTTTGAGTTAGCAGTGCGAATGTTTGCGACCGATGCCAACGAGGGAATTTTGCTGCTTTTACCTGCGACTTGTCTGTAACCTTGCAAATTGGCTAAAAAGTTACGAAGTTTTTCGGAGAAAGTCGGGGTTTTAAGAAAGGAGCGTAACGCCGAAACGACTTCACTTTCGGGGCAGTTAAGAATACTTGCCAGCCGTCTCCGAGCGTCGGGGAATGTTGAAGCGTCTAACATTATTTGTGGGATTAGGTAATGACCGACAGGCACGATATTAAAGCCTTGTTGGTGATACTCACGCCAAGTTTCCGCAACATGCATAAGTGACACCCCTTTCTCTACTCGGTCTTGCATAAGCAAAAATCGCCTCACTGAGTGCCTACCTTGTTTGGTTTCTTCACCTCCGTGCTAGCTTCCATTCCGCCAAAATAGCGGGCTTTTTCGCAAACTACAACTCCATTAGCCTTGCTGTTTAAAACATAGCACAACCAATCGCCAATGTAAAGGAGTGAAGACCTACAAATTTTGGCGTTTTTGCTACCAGTTTTGGCGGTTTTGCACCAACATGCCTTTTTTGGTGACGCTCAAAATAGCCTTGCATAAAGCGGGCGGGAAACTTTCTACTTTCGAAACAGCAAGAAGCCTAAAGCAAAAGCAGCGGGCGACTGTGCGCCCGCCACTTCAGGGGTGTCACCTATGCATGACGCTTCAAGCCCCGTAAACGAGGCACTAAAATTTTGCCCTCATTGAAGCCCATTGTAAATAGTGATTTTGAGCCATTTTGCTACCAGTTTCGCCCTGTTTTGAGCACCCCACTTCCACTTGAAAAGATAAACTGTGCCCCCGTAACCCTACACCAACCACCTCGTAAATTTCCAGAAAATCTTGCCAAAAATTAATCGGTCACTATATTCCATACTCCTTGCTGTAAATCGGTTAGGGTTGTATATCTCACCTTGCGAAGGGTCTCCAAAACACCCTTATTTTTGGCGGATTTTGACGGCAAAATTTTGATTTTAGAAGGCTTGTCACGACTTAGTGAAGGTGGTTGATAGCGATTTACCAAATTTCGGGGAAATTACCCTTAAAGTAAGGCATTCGGTCATGACCGAATGCTTCACTTTAGAGTGAGTTTCCCAAAAATTCAGTAAATCGGTATTTCCGACCAACATTCTCAGATTTTGCGGGCGGTCTCAGGTGGCGGGGTCGGTCTCAGCGATAAAAACGGTAACAGAATGTTAGGCTCGGAGATTGAATTTATTTGAATAAATTCGATTTTGCCAAGTGGGCTTGGTGGGTGTGCTATGACCGACAAATTCCTTCGTTGCCTTCGGTTTGTGCTAAAGTGGGAAGGCGGTCTCAGCAACGACCCAGCGGATAGGGGCGGGCTAACGAAATGGGGCGTCACGCAGGCAACTTATGACCGCTACCGCACTGCGAAAGGTCTTCTACTTCAATCTGTAGCCAAACTAACCGACGCTGAAATGCGGGAAATCTACTGGCACTACTACTGGCTTCCAGTTAAAGCCGACGAATTCGCCTATCCGCTCGCCTTAGCCTTATTTGACACTGGCGTGAATATGGGCACGGTCACAGCTATTAGGCTGCTTCAGCGGGCGATTAACGACTTACTTCCGCAGCAAAAGTGGGTAGCGGTCGACGGAGTGCTCGGGGAGCAAACTTTAAAGGCAGCCAAAAACTTAGACGCCAAGCGGTTAGCCTTAAAACTTTGCGACCGCCGAGAGGAAAGATA